ATATATTTATATTAATTATTTATATATTTATTTTATATATTTATATTAATTAATATTATATAATAGTAAATTGTATAATTAAATTTCTGATAAATAGGGCGGCGACTATAAGAAAAGATTGGTAACTCTAAGTATTGTAAATAAAGGTTTTTAGAATTTTTTATAAAAATATTTTAAATTTTTTTAGTTGAAGTTGTTGCAAAAGTGAAAAATTACCTCTCATATATAGTGAGAACAAATTTTTAAAAAAATATTTGAAATTTACAAAAAGTTATGGTAATATGTAATTAGTTAATATTAAATTAAAAGAAATAATAAGAGGAGATATGAATATGGATATAGTAAATGAATTAATAAAATTAGAAACAAAAATATTTAAAAATAAATATGGTTTAGAATTAATGATGGGTATTATTGAAATAAATGGAAGAAAATATATACCTCATTTTTCTACTTCATTCTTGACATTTAATAAACTTGATGAGATATTTACTGAAACAGATAGTAGAGCTAGGTCAAAAATATGGAGTAAAAAACAAGAAAAAACTAAAAAATTAATTATGAGTTGTATCGATAATTCTGAATACAAAACAAGAATAGTTGAAGGGAAAGATTTATTAGTTATAGATAAGGTTAATGACAAAGAAATATTTGATAAATATTATGAATTATATTCTAAATGTTTTGAATATAATTTTGGATATAGTTTAGGTACAAGTAGACCTAAAGATGTTTTATTACTTGATTTAGAAGCTTTTAGAATATTGTGTACACAATTTAGATTTAGTGATAGAAATTCAAAAGGTACAAAAAGACAGAAAGTTAGAGAAAGAGCTATATATTTTGAAAGTGTTGAAGTTTTTGTTAAGGAGTTCTTTAATGAAGATATTTTAGTTCATGACTGGTTATATATAACTCCAAAACAAGTTAAACATTTTATGGATACAAAAGATATTATTATTAATAGTTTAGTTGATATACACGAAGATTTATATAAAGGAGATAATGATTATAAATCTAAGTTTGGTATGTTTTTTTCAGATAGTGATTTAAGGGATATTGAAATTAAAAAACTTATCCAATTTTATATTGAAGATGTTTTCTGTTCTGACAGTGTATTATCTTATTATAAAATAACTTATAAATCATATACAGGATTTTTAGAAATGAATAGACAGATTGATGAAAAAGAAATAAACTATAAAGATTTTTTATTAGGTTTAGTAGATATTTACAAGACAGTAAAAAGAATTGCTAAATATTCTGGAAAGAAAATATACGAGCATTATTGTGTTGAAAATAACATAGTAGGTAAAGAATTAGAAAGTACAATGGAAGTAGAAAAAATTTTTAGAGAGGTTGATGATACAGAAAAAAAATTTAATAAAAGTAGTTTAAGAAAAAGAGTTATAAACGTTATAGAACATAATTCTAATTTCTATAAAAAATACGATTTAATGGAAAAAGAAGTGTTTGAAGATAAATATAAAAAAAGTGTAGTATATCATTTTATGAATGAAATAAAAAAATATCATAGTTTACTTAGAGATTTTTATAGTTTTACTTATGATTTGAATAGAAAAAATGAAAAAGAAGAAAAAATAAATATGAGTTTTAATCATTATCTTAAATTTCATAGACAATATAATTATACTTTTTTTAGAGAATATAATGAAGATATGTTAAATTCAAGAAATAATGGATTAATTGATAGTTTTGATTATACTGTAAATATGGTATTCTTAAAAGAGGAATTTATGGCTAATAAGAGATGGTTTGAAAAATTATCAAGAAATGAATATATAAAACTTAGAAGTGAAGTTATAACTAGAAGACAGAAATTAATAAGATTATCTGAAATAACAGATGAGTATATGGAAGATCCTGCTACACTAACTACTGTACCATTAGCAAGAAGAGAAGATATTTCTTATTTATTTTTACATAAACCAAAAGAATATAAAACTAAACCTAGACATATAAATAGATTATTGGAAGATGAAGATTAATATGGTTAAGGATAAATTATATTATGAATTTAGAAATGTTAAAGTTTTTTATAATAGTATTAATGATATTATAAATTACCTAGAAAAAAATAATAAAAAACCAACTCTATTGATAACAAGGCTACCCACCTTTAAAAGAGAAAATGATTTTCTAGGTAGAGTTTATAATGCAACAGATTTATTAAACACTATAGATATTCATAGACAGGATAATTTATTAAGGAGATTATTTAATGTATGTAGTAATGATTGTCATTGTTATATCTTTACTGATGATAATCAGTTGAAAGAAGATATGGAGTTTATGATAAGAGCAGGTTTTATATTTCAAAATTTAATTATTTATAGAATTTCTTCAAAAAAAGATAATTATAAATTCTTTAATCATAACATAAGTTATATCATGTTTTTTACTAAAGAACATAACTATTTATTGAATAGAGATACAAACAAGTTTAATAATTTAGAAAGATATAATTTTTTTGATTTTATCAATACAGATTTATCAGATGACTACCCTATGAAAGTTATTGATAGAATTATAAAATTATCTAAATTAGAAAAATTAGATGACAATTTAATTTTAGATTTGGAAAGTATTAAAGGTAACGTTCCTAGAAAAGCCATAGAATATAATATGGAATGTATTTCACTAGGTTTAGATAGAAAAATAAATACTAGATTAACTTTATATTTACATAAAATAAATAGTATTAATAGAGATAGTGAAGAAAAACCTAAAAAAGATTTTACTGATAAAAATAAAACAATAGGTAAATCTGTTAGAAAAACTAAATTAAAAAATAAAATAAATAAATTAAAAGAAAATTTATCATTTAACAAATAAGAAAATATATGTTAATATTTAGTATTATAATTTATAAGGAGTTTTTAAATGAAATGTAAAATAAAGATTATAGTGGCTTTTGATGAAAAATACTATATAGGTAAGGATAATAAATTACCTTGGAATATAAAAGAAGATTTAAAACTATTTAAAGATAAAACTAAAGGTAAAATAGTAGTTATGGGTAGAAATACTTATGACAGTTTAAATTGTGTGCCTTTAAAAAATAGAATAAATATAGTTTTATCTAATGATAGTGAATGGATAGGTAACTTAAATGCTTATGATATTTTTATAGATAATTCATTAAGAGTTTATAATTCTTTTAATAAGTTAATAGAAAAGTTAGAAGAATTAGAAGAAAAAGATGAAGTATTTGTCATAGGTGGTAAATCTATCTACAAGCAATTTTTAGATAATAATTTAGTAGATGAGTTATATATTTCCCATATATATGGTAATCATAAAGGAGATGTTAAATTTCCTTTTGTAAATTGGAAGAAATGGAAAGTTGTAAAGAAAAGAAAATATGAAAAATTTATTTTCAAAAAATATAAAAAAGTTCTTGACAAATAATTTAATATATGTTATATTATTACTGAAAATGAAATATAAAGTAGAGGTAGTAATATGAATGAATTAAAAATATTAGATAAAAGAAAATTATTAAATAAACATTTTAAAATTTATGGAGATTTTGATAATCCATTATTTGTTGCTCAAGATGTAGCAGATTGGTTAGAATATGATAAAAGCAGTATAAATAAAATGTTAGCAAATGTAGATGAGAGTGAAAAGCTGGTCGGAAAAATTTTCCGTTCAGGTCAAAACCGTGATGTAATAATGCTTACAGAAGATGGATTTTATGAAGTCTGTATGCAAAGTACAAAACCTAATGCAAAACAATTTAAAAAAGAAGTTAAGAAAATTTTAAAAGATATAAGAAAATCAAAAATGTATTTATATCATAATGTATTAAATGTTATAGTTGAAAAGTTAAATAACAATAACAATAATAATGAAAATTATTATAATAAAATTGAATTTTATGAGGATAGAATATATAAATTGGAAAAGGAAAATGAAAAGTTAAAAAAAGATATAAAATATTTATATAGTGATGAAGATTATCATAAGAAAAATGAAATTAAAAATGGTATGGATTATTATATTGGTAGAGAAAGAGCTATAAAATATATTAAATTATATAAGTTATTTAAAGAAAAATATGATATAGATTTAAAGAAAGAACACAATAAATATAATAAGTTACATAAGGGTTTATCTAATATTAGTATTTTACATTTTTGTTTATTAAATGGTTATATTAAAGATTTATATGGTTGTTATGAAATATTGTTCAAAAAAATAGTTGACAAAATAAAATAATTATGATATAATATATTTAAGATAGAGGTGTAGAGAAATAGTTATCTCGCTAGTTTCATAGGCTAGAGCATGTTGGTGCAATTCCAACCACCTCCACCAAAAAAATTGAAAAAAATACTTGACATTATAAAAAATGTATGGTATGATTAATTATAAAATAAAAAGTAGACATACTGCATAACATACAGAATATTTCATTTGGGAGAAATTTACTGTCTACTGTAAAATTAAATAAAAAGGAGAAAATTAAAATATGGCTAAAAAAGAATTTAAAGAAAAATTAACTACAAAAGAAGTGGCTAGAAAATATGCAGAAAAATATAATACTTCTATAATAAAATCACAAGAATTTGTATTTAATTTTTTAGAATTATGGAAAGAATTAGTTAAAGAAGGTCATGGATTATTACTTCATGGGGTAGGTAGTGTCAATGTTTACACAGAACCAGAAGGAGAAGTTAGAAATCCTTTAACTAATGAAATGGTTTTTAAGGGAGAAAGACAGAAAGTTAAATTTTCTTTCTCAAATACATTTAAAGAATATGTTGAATAATTTGAAATAGTCTTACTGCATTATTAAAAATATCATATGGAATGATTTACTGACTATTGTATATTAAAGTACTAAAATAGTGTAACTGCATTATTAAATAAAATTTACTAATTAAGATAAAATTTTTATAATACTATTGAATAGTGCTTTTAATAAGTAAATTTATATAAGTTTATTTATTTAAGGTACTATTGATTGGGAAACCAAACCTTATCTACTGTATAGTAGAATTACTGCATAACATAAAATTCTAATATAATTTATGATGATTACATTCAGTATAGGAATGTTGTGCAGAGTTGGTTTAGTTTGAATGGAGCAATAGACATTTAGATTAATTTACCAACTCTTTTTATTAAAATGAATATAAAATAAGGAGTGATAGAAATGAATTTAAAGAAAGCTTTTAATAAAACAGAAACAGAAAATGGAGATATAGCTTATAACTCTAGTCTAAATAAATATATAGATACAGTATTTAAATTAGTAGAATTAAGAAAAAAGCCTAGTTTAGTATCAATATCATTAGATAAAGATAGTGAATACGATAAATGGTTTGCAAGAGTTATAAGAGATTGCAGATATGGTTTTGGAGAAAGAGAAGTAGGGAGAAAATTATTAGGTAAAATTGAAGAGGATCCTGAAAATGTTTTCAATATTGGTAGAGCAGATGATATTTTTGAATTAGGATGGAAACTTGTAAAATCAAGAAAAGATTTAAAAGGTGGAAAATACTGGGAATACTTAATTAATGTATTGACTGATAAAGTTAATTCTTTTTCAGAAATAGAAAAGTATAATGTAAAAAAATGGATGCCTAGAGAAAGAAAAAATAATTTATATAAAGTTAAAGCTTTTACAAAGGCATTTGAAATTAATTTAAAGAGTTATAGAAAGTTAATTTCAAATAACAATACAACTGAAGCTATATTATCAAGAGGAGATATTGTAGAAGACTATAGTAAAGTACCAAGTTTAGCAATGTTGAAACATTTTAATACTTTTATAGCAAAAGATAATGAAAGATTTGAAAAGTATTTAGAAGATGTTAAAAAAGGTAAATCTAAAATGAATACTGGAACAATGACTCCCTATGATATATCTTTAAAATATAATAAAGGTAATATTAAAGGGGAAGACGCAGATTTAATTTTCAATAGTCTACCTAAAATAGATTTTGGAAGAATAATACCTATAGTAGATAATAGTTATAGTATGTATGATGGTGAAAACTCTTATTTAAAAGCTAGAGCTATAGGACATTATGTTGCAAAAAATTCTAGTTACTTAAATAATCATATCATATCTTTTAGTAGTCAAGCTAAATTATTAGAGTTATCTGATAATTATGAGGATGATATGAAGATAATGTGTAGTTATAATGATGTTAGCAATACTGATTTTGGAAATGTTATGAAAACATTAAGTAAAGTTACAGAAGACTTACCAGATTTTCTATTAGTATTGTCTGATATGCAATTTGATATGGGAAGTAGTATGAGTAAAGATGAAGCTATGAAAATACTTAAAACTTATAATCCTAATCTTAGAATTATATGGTGGAATTTTAATGTTAGTGATACTACTTTTCCTGAAACAGATGAGTATGGGAATATATTCTTGAGTGGATATAATCCTACATTATTGAAATTCTTAGAAGTAGGTTTTGATGGACAACAATTAATTGATAATATTATTGAAAATTATAAATCAAAAATGAAAGATATAATAAAATAGCCATCAATGGTAATTGTAATATAGATAATAATAGAGTGAATTTCACTCTATTTTTTTATTGCAATTTATAATGAAATATGATATAATATAATAAATTAAAAATGTAAGGAAGTGAATATATGTTAAATGAAATTATTTATGAAATTTTTGGATTATATGATTATAAATCTTATTTAGAGATATATAATCCAAATTTTATAGTTAGGGATGAACAGAATAAATTAGTATTTGATATGTTACGAGCTTTTAAAAGTGGTAATAAACATATATTAATGGAAGCACCTACAGGTACAGGTAAAACTTTTATTTATACTTATATATCTTTTGTAGATTATATAATTAAAATGATAAATAGTGTAAATAAAGAAGATGATGAAATTAATGATTTTGAAAGTTTATTACTACCTCTTATAAAAAGTAATAAGATTGTAATAGTTACAAATAATAAATCATTACAGAAGCAGATTTATAATGATATTGTAAATTTTATAATTCCATCATTGGAAAGTTATTTTCAATATAAAAAAATGGATAATTATTTAAAAGTAGTTAAATATCTAAAAGTAGGTATTTATAAATCTAAATCAAACTATCTATGTAGAAAATCTTTAGAGAATGAATATAAAAATAAAGATAAAGATATTTTTTATAAGAATGTAATAAAAGAGATAAATTCTCAAAAAACAGACAGTATAGATTTTGATATTATAGATAAATATTATGATAATGGTAATGTGAAATTTAAAAATGAACAATTGAATAAATATAATGCTAAAAATAGAAGTTGTAAAAACTGTAAAATAGAAAATTGTAAATTCAATAAATCTAAAAATAAAGATTTTCATAATATTATAATAACTAATTATGATTATTTATTATTATTATCTACTATTACTAATTTAGATTATATACATACATTAATATTAGATGAAGTACATAATTTACCTAGTAAGTTAATTAATATGAGTAATGAAGAAATGAATTTGACTAATTTTATTAATAAGTTACCTATTAATGACAATGAAGAAATATGTAGGAATTTTAATAAACATTTATCAAAATTATTGTCATTTATATTAAAGAATAAAAAAGAAGAAGATTTATATAATATAACTTATAGTATTAATCAGAATGATGGTAAAAATTTAGAAACTCCATTTAAGAAGTTAAAAAAATTAGAAACTATAAGTTTATTAAATACTGAAATAAATAGAGTTAAGAATTATTTAATTAATATTTATTTTAAAGATATTAAAAGGATAATAGATATTTATAAAAATAGATTTTATTTTAGATTAAATAAATTATTAAAAGATATAGATAGTAGAGGTAATAACATAAATCAATATCTTGTATTAACAGAATATGATAAAATAATAAATTTATGTGATACTTTACCTATGGAAAATTTTAAAGAAGAATATACAAAACCTGAAAGTAGAAATATTACACTAACTGAAAAAGAAATTGAGATATTAGATAATCTTTTTTCTAAAGATGATACTATTAAAGAAAGTTATGAGCATTGTAAAAATTATATTTCTATAATTAAAAATTTATTTATATATTATAGAATACAAAATGAGATGAAAGATTATATATTTTATTTAAAAGATTTAATATCTAAATTAGAAGATAGAAATTTTGAAATTAATAATGAAATATCTCCTGATGTTGTTACATTAAGTATGAATGAATTGACAGGTATAAATTTTTTAATTATGAATGATGATATAAAGAAAGCATATAAAAGATTTTTAAAAAATATTTTTAATACAAGACACATTGTTTATTGTTCTGCAACTATAAGTATAGAAGAAGATTATAGTTTTTTTATGGGTAGATTAGGTTTAGAAGAAGATAATACTTATAAGTGTTACATACCTACAAGTCCTTTTGATGTTATGAATAAAAGATATTTATTTTTAGATAAGAAAATGTGTTTAGATAAGTATGGGAAAGAAAATAAATACAAGGAAATATTAAAAAATGATTTACATAAAATAGTTACAAAAAGTAACAGTGGTAGTTTAGTTTTATGTACAAGTAAAGTAGATGTAGATAATTCTTATGAATGTTTAAATAATAATATAACTGATAGTAATTATTCCATACATTCTCAATACTATTCATCATTACCTACTATAATAGATGATATGAATAAATCAAGTAAAAATACTGTTGTTATTGGTAATACTGGGTTTTGGGAAGGATTAGATTTTAAGGGAGATAATATGACTACTCTTGTAATAACAAAACTACCTTATATGAGAGTAAATGAGCCTAGTATTGTATCTAAATTTAATAGATTATTATTTGATAAGATAGAAAATAATAGTACAAAATCATTCATAGGGGAATATTGGAAATATTATACTAATATGATGAAAGTTGTATTTTATCAAGGTATTGGTAGATTAATAAGAAGTGTTACGGATTATGGGGTTATTGTATGTTTATTTTCCTATGATAATTTTGAAAAGAAATTCAATGTTTTTTCAGATAAACATTTGGGTATTATAGATAGTAGTTTGATTTCTATTGTATCAGATTTTAGTATGTTAGAAACTATGTTAGGAATTAATATGGAAATCACTAAAGAAAATTCAAATAAATATAGAAAAATTAGTTGACATTATTTAGATATATGTGTTATAATTAATTAGTATAAAAATAATATAAAAGGAGATGGTATTATGCCAATTAAAATGACAATTTATCCTAAAACTACTAGATTTTCAGAAAATGAAAAAGGTTTTATAATAACTGAAAAACTTGATGGTAGTAATTTAGGTATCGGAAGAATAGGAGATACTATTTATATCTGTCAAAGGAATAATGTATACACTTTAGAAGAAGGTTTACATGGTAGTGATATAACTTATAAAGGATTAAATAAATGGTTAAAAGAAAATGAAACAGAATTGAGAAATATAATATATGATGGCTCAATAATGTTTGGAGAATGGTTAGGTATGGGTAAGATAAAATATCTACATTTGGATAAATTTAAGAATAAATTTTATATGTTCGCTAAAGGTAGAATTTCTTTAAATGATGGAAATTTAGAATTATCTAATTTAGTTTATGATTTAGATTTACTACACTATGTATTTACTACACAAGAATTTCCAAACTTTATTTCAAAAGTACCTTTAGTGAGAGAAATAAAAGATTTGTCTTTAGAAAATTTAGATAATTTATATGAAAGTTATGTTGAAAAAGAAGAAAGACAAGTTGAAGGATTTATTATATATGATAAAAGAAGTAAAGTAATAAAAAAATATGTAAGATATAATAGAGAGGGAAAATTAGTACCTCATAAAGAAACTGGAGGTAAGTAATGATTAAATTGTATGGTAAATCTGTAGGTTGTGGTAATTGTACAAATGCTAAAGATAGACTTGATAAGTATGGTATTGATTATGAGTTTATAGATATTACTCAAAATAGTGAAGCATTAAGTTTAATTAAATCTTTAGGTTATAGACAAGTACCTGTATTTGAAAATGAAGGAGATTGGTACACTTATAAACAATTAGAAGATTTAATAATTTCATTAGGGTATTAGATTTTATAATTAGGAGATAAATATGGAAATATTATATGATATAGATGAATTAAATGATAAATCTCAAAAGTTTTATGATGAAATTTTTAATTTTAGAAAAGATAATAAAGATTTATTAGAGTATAATGATAGAATAATATTTAGTAATTTTGAAACAGAGTTAGTAAATTTTATAAATTTTATTAACTCATTAAAAAATAAAATTAAAAATTAGGTAGGCTTAATTGTCTACCTTTAAAAATTTACAAATTAAGGAGAAAAATGTGTGTAATATTATTGAAGTTGAGAAATTAAGAGGTTATGTAGGAGAAGATAATTTTATCTATCTTAATTTAGAGGATGTAGCGAAAGGATTAGGTTTTACAGATGAAAGTAAAAATGGGGTGGTAAGATGGGCTAGGATAAAGAAATACTTAGAAGATTTGAATATCGCCACAAGTGGCGAAAGAGGTAAAAATGGTTTACCAGATTTTATTAGAGAAGATATATTTTATTTATTATGTATGAAAGCAAATAATGAAATTGCTAAAGATTTTCAATATAATGTAGCAACTAATATCCTACCTCAAATAAGAAAAACAGGATCTTATAATTCAACACCTCAAACTTATTTAGAAGCTTTAAAAGAGTTAGTTAAGGTTGTTGAAGAGAATGAGCAACTTAAAATAGAAAATATTAATCAAAAGCAAATTATAAATGAGTATGAGCCTAAAGTAAGTTATTATGATATGGTATTACAAAGTCCTAATTTATTAACTATAACACAAATAGCTAAAGATTATGGATTGAGTGGTAAATCTATGAATAGTAAGTTAAAAGAATTAGGTATACAATATAAACAAAATGGTACTTGGTTATTGTATAGTAAATATTCTAAATTAGGTTACACTAAGTCAACTACTTTTATAGATATAAAAACTGGGTTTAGTAAATTAAATACTAGATGGACACAAAAAGGTAGATTATTTTTATATGATAAATTAAAATCTATAGGTATATTACCTTTAATAGAAATTGAAGATTTGGAAGAAGGAGAAGATTATAATGAATAATAAAATTTATGAAGCAGTAAATTGGAATAAATCTGATAATGATTATATTGTTTCTTTTTGGGAACAGAATTTAAAGCAGTTTTGGATTGATACGGAGTACACACCAAGCAGGGATAAAGATGGATGGAGAACATTAAGTACTGCTTTTAAAGAATGTTATAAAAAAGTATTAGGAGGTTTGACATTGCTTGATACTCTACAAAATTATGATATATCAATGTTACCTCAACACATTGACAGTTATCAAAATAAAGCAATGATAACTTATATGGCTTTTATTGAAGGCATACATGCAAAGAGCTATTCAACAATATTTACTACACTTATTGACAGTAATATGGAAATAGATGAAGTGTTTAAATGGGTTGAGGAAAATAAATTTCTACAATATAAAGCAAATAAAATTGATAGTTATTATCAATTATGTAAAAAAGATAAACTAACTGAATATGAATTATTTCAAGTATTGAGTGCAAGTATAAATCTTGAAAGTCATTTATTTTATAGTGGTTTTTATTTACCTTTATGGATAGCAGGTATTGAAGGTAAACTTGTGGCCAGTAGTGATATTATCAAAAAAATTGTACAAGATGAAAGTTTACATGGAGGATTTTTAGGTATGATTGCTAGAGAATTATACCTAAGACAAGATGAGGAAACTCAAAAGAAATGGTATGAATGGTTGATTGAATTTTCATTAGATTTACATAATAATGAAATAGGATATATTGAAGAGATATATGAAGAATTGAATAAAGAAGTTGGGTTTGATATGATTGCAGAAGTTAAGGATTATTTGAAATATAACTTTAATAGAGCAATGAATAATTTAGGTTTTCCAGAATACTTTGATGTGGAAAGTATTAATCCTATTGTAATGAATGGGATTAGTCTTGAAACAACTCAACATGACTTCTTTTCTAAAAAATCTACAAATTATGAAAAGTCAGTAGATAAAGAAGGTTTAGGGGAAGATTTAGAAGAGTTATTTGATTAATTACAGACCGATAATTAAATTATCGGTTTTTTTTATTTGACTTTTTTATAAATTTATGGTATTATTTAATATAATAGTTTATTATGAAGGATGTGATACAATGTGAGTGTTTTAAGTTTTCTAAGTGCCTTTTTTAATTTATTTTATCATGGAGAAACTATATGAAAAAATGCAAAAAAAGAAAATTAACTAAATTTGAAGCTATGTTATGTATAGCTAATTCAGAGATGATAAATAAATTAAAGAAAGGACACACTAAAAGGAGAGAATGTAGATATTATTATTGTAAAGAATGTAATGCCTACCATGTAACAAGTAAAGAATAGCAGGAGGAAAAATGTTAGAATTAGATGATATTACAGATATAGAAATACAGAAAATGAATGAATATTTTGTTAATTCAATAACTTCTAAAAGTATAAGATATTTTAGTGTATATGGTTATACTTTAGTAGGTTTTGAAATATTTTATGGGAGTGAGAATGATAGTTTTTTAGCTTTAGATTTTGAATATATAAATCTTAAAAATAATAATTTGTTAATGTTTTCAATTATATTTGAATATAATAATTGGAGAGGTTTAAAAACAGAATTAACTATCAGAAATCATAAATATGAGAATGAGAGTTTTTTAAAAGTAGTTGATAAATTTAAAGATATGCTTTTAAAAGATGAAGAGTTTATTAATAAATTAGAATATTATTCTTTATTAGTTTATAATAAAACATTTAATTAGAGGGAGTGATATTGAATAATGATAAATGAAATTATAAATATTGTAAAAAATTATGATAGTTTAGATTTTAATAATAAAGGGTATAAAGTTGTAGGTATAGAATGTAAGGTTGATATTAATTCTCAAAAATATTTATTGAGTATTATTGATACTAATTATACTGAATTTAATTTTTTATGTACCAATGTAAATAGTTTGAATAATTTATTAATAGAATACGGAATAGAAATATAGAAGGAGGTAATTTATGATTAAAGAAAACATTTATAATAATTTTGATATATTTTATGAAGAGTTAGTAGAATATATTTTGAAAAAAGGAACTAAGATAAATAATAATGTTAGGACAGTTTATGCAGATGGAACTCCTGCATATTATACTCAAGTAGTAGGTTTACAATTTAAGTTTGCACCTTTAAAAGATAAGTATGGAAATTATGTGGCTTTATTACCTACTACAAGACAAGCTCCATATAAAAGTGCTATTAAAGAATTAGAGTGGATAATGGTTAGACAGAGTAATAATGTAGATGAATTAAAAAATGAATTAGGTTGTGGGTACTGGGATGAGTGGCGACAAGAAGATGGTACGATTGGCTTTGCATATGGTAGAAAAATAAAAACTAAAACATATAATTTTAATTCTCAAATAGATTATATTATTAATGAGATAAAGAATAATCCTAATAGTCGTAGAATTATTACTGAAATTTGGGATAATGAAAAATTAGATAAGATGGCTTTAACTCCTTGTGTGCATTTAACTCAATGGACTGTTGAAAATAATAAATTAATACTTAGTGTAAGGCAACGTAGTTGTGACGTGGCATTAGGTTTAGTATCAAATATATGGCAATATCAAGTGTTACAACATTTAATTGCTAAAGAATGTAATTTAGAGGTTGGAGAGTTGATATGGACTGTTGATAATATCCATATATATGATAGACATATTGATAAAATTAAAGAACAGATAAAAAGAGAAAAATTCAATAGACCGAAATTTAAAATAAATAATTTTACAGGTTTTTATGATTTTAAATGGACTGATGTTGAAATAATTAATTATGAATATGGGGATAAAATAAGTTATGAGGTAGCAATATGATTAATGTTTCAATATTAAGTATAACTTTTATAGTATTGTATTTTATAGGTATACTGATAAACCTTTCTTTTATATTAGATATATTAAAAGATATTTTTTATGGAAATCATTATGAGAATACTTTATTTATGAAAGAATATGAAGGTTTTGAATTATATTTAAGTTATTTATTAGATATATTAATTCTTTTATTATTATTATCAGGATCATTTTTTACAACTCCTATAATATTAAATTTTATAAGAGAAAATGATTAAAATAAGTTAATCTGTCAACTATATAAAAAGTAGTTGACATTTTTTATTTTATATGATAATATATTAGTATATTTAAAGAGAGGTGGTATTTATGGATGTTATATTTTTAGATATTGATGGAGTATTCAATACTAATTCTAATAATGAAAAAATATATGTCAGAAATGAAAATTTTCATATAAATTTCGATATAAAACTTTTAAATATGTTTGTTAAATTATGTAAATTTTGTATGGAAAATGATGTTAAATTAGTAATGACAACTTCACATTCTATAAATAAAACTATTGAAGAATGGGAAAGATTTATTAGAGAAACTTTTAGACTTTTCTCTTTTAATAATGTTATTATAGGTTTAGACAAATATCAACAAAAAGATAGAGGTTTATTTATACAAGATTTTGTTACTGATTATAATATAGTAAATTATTTAGTAATTGATGATGTTATCAAAGATATTAAACCTTTTATACCTATGGAAAATATTATTGAAATAAATAAGAAATATGGTATTAATAATGATAAACTTAATTTTATTAAATTATATTTTAAATATATTACTAAATAAGGAGGAAATATGTTATTAATTAATGATGTAGGAAAAAAATATGTATTACTATATGATACAATGACTTTAAATACAAAGATGTTTTGTGATAAAGTCAAAAAAAAATATGGAGATAAGATAGCAGTACATAGTATAAAAGAAATTTTAAATAATTTTGGGTATTATAAAGTAACTGAATGTGAAGGAAATAAGATTGAAGTACATTTAGTAACTTATACTATAATGCAAGGAGAAGTACCTCAAACAACTTTAGATTTGCTTGAAAAATATAAATTCAAAGATATAGTTAAAACTATATCAAGTACAGGTCAGAAAAACTGGGGTAAAGATTTATTTGCAGTAGCAGTTGATGAAGTAAATAAATTATATCCTAATATAGAAAAAGGTTTGAAGATAGAATTACAAGGTACATCAAGAGATGTAGATAATATGGCAAAGATGATACTAGGAGATGATTTTTAATTAATAGTTGACAATTAAAAATTTTTATGTTAAAATAAAATAAATTAAAATAAAAAGGAGATGTTTATATGGCATTTAAGTTTAATAGACCTACGTTTGAATTTGTAGGTAATTTGGAAATATTGAAAGAAGGGAAGAACAGTAAAGGAGAAACAACACAAGGAACTGTTAGAGATAATGGAAATGGTTTTGTGAAGTTAGTTTTTGGAGCAAATGCAGGAAAACAAGGTACTTTCTTTTTTGAAGTTAATGGTTTTTCTAATCCTGTTAATTTTACATTGAATGAAGTAGACAGTAAAGGAAACAATAAAACTTATTCATTCAGTGGTGGTAAGTTAAAATATAAAGAGGATGAAATAAAAGATTTATGGAAATCTAAATTTGTAGTAAAACAAGGAGATAAGGAACAAATATTCTATCATTCTAAAGATTTTGTAGAATGTCTTAAAAAAATGATACCTAGTATTGAAAAAGGTAAAGATAAAATTTTCTATAAAATTAATGGAGTAGTAGATAAAAGTGGATATAACAAAAAAATATTTGAGAAATATACTATTTCATCTATTGAAATAATGACAGAGAAAAAATTGGAACATTATTTTAGAGTAAATGAAGTTTTTGTTTATAAGAGAGAAGATTTGAAAGGTATATCTATTCCTGTGTTTGAAAGTATAAGATTGAGTACAAAAGATAAAGGAGGGTTAGATTTCTTATATAGAAGTGATAAGAAATTAAAATTCCATAAAGATTGGCTCATGAATGGAAATTTTGACAGTATACCTTTAAAAGAAAACCCTGTACTTGAAGGTTATTTGAAGGACTTAGGAATGAATGAGATAGGTAAGTTTAGAGTTAACTATAAACCTGTAATAAATAATACGAAAGTTGAGAAAGAAGAAACAGTTGACTTGAAAGACATACCATATCAATATAGAAAAGCTTATGAAAAGCTTATAGAATTAGGTCATGTAGACAATGCTAAAAATGTTTTAGAAAGTGTTACGAACTTAATGAGAGCTAGTGAAGGTGGAGGATTTAGAGAATATTACATAGATACTTTTGATTTTTCAGGTGATTTAGGAATGTGTATATCTGAAACTGTATTTAAAGAAGAATTTCTTGAAACTAGCATAGATAACATAATTTTAGCACAAAAGAAAGAAAATAGAGGTAAAATATTAAAAGATACATTATTAATAAATAAACCTAAAAATGATTTGATATCTTCAGATACTAATATTTTAGGAGATGACTTTGATAATATATTGAATAATGATAATGATGTATTATCAGATAATACTGAAGATAATGAAAAATTTGAGGTAAATAGTAATGATAATGGAGATATTTCTGAATTGGAAGATAAACCAAAAGAAAAAGAAGTAAAAGATAATTCAGATGAATTTGATGAAATATTTGGTAAGAAAGAAGATAAATTAGAGGATAAATCAGAAACTAAGGATAATAAATCTGAAGAAAAAAAAGTAAATAATGAAAAAAATGATGAAGAGGAAGACATATTTAAAGGATTATTCTAATATAAAGGAGATAGAGGAAGATATGAAGTGTAGTTATTGTAAAAAAGAAATCACGGATATATCTTCTTCTTTTATTAAAGGAGAAGATTATTACCATAATGAAATTTGTTACCTAAATAGTATAAAAAAAGATTATAATAAGAAAATAAATGATATGTTAAAATATTATTTCTCTTTTAATGATAATACATTGAAAGTACCTAGTCATTATTATATGAATTTTAATAAGTTAAGAAAAGAATTAAACGATGATAAGTATACAATGTTTTTTCTTTATAATTCAAGAGATATAATATATGATATAAATAATAATAATAGATTTAAAGCTCCTAATAATAGAATGTATAAGGTTTGGGAGTATTTAAGAGAATGTTATTATGATTTTTTACCTGATTATTATAAGAAGAGTGAGGATATATCACATTTGTTTTTACATAAACCAAAAGAATACAAAACTAAACCTAGACATATAAATAGGTTACTAGAAGAAGATTAGTCAATAAAATTTGACTAATTTTTTTATTTATGGTATAATTATACTAAAATACATAAGGAGTGATTATATGAAAGATTTAGAAAAAGATTTAGAGAAAAATATTAATTTAATAAATCATTTAAAAAAAGAAAAAAAATTTATATCATTTTCAATGTTAAATACTATTGAAACTTGTTATAGACAATATAAATTTCAATATATAGATAGAGCAGAGAAAGAGGAAAATAATGTATATACTTATTTAGGAAGTTTAGCACATTCATTAATAGAAAGATTATATAGAGATGAAATAGATAAATCTGAAGCTTGTATTGAGTGGGAAGATAAATTAAATAATTGTGAATATTACTTTTTAGACTATACTAGAAGTGAAAATGAAGATAAAAGAAATGAAATGTTTGAAAAAAATGAATTATATGGTAGAAATTATAATAATAATATGATACATTATTTCAACAATTTTAATAAATTAGAATATAATAAATTTTTTCAAGAAAAAAAAGTATTCTTTGAAATAGGTAAATTATTAAAAAACGATATATTTAATAAATATGTTTTCAGTGGTATAATAGATTTTATAGGAATTAATGGAGATGGTAGTTTAGATATAATTGATTATAAAACAAGTACCATGTACAAAGGTAGTAAGTATGATTTACATAGCTATCAATTAATTTTATATGCTATCTGTCTTGAATTACTTGGATATAAAATAAATAAAATTGGTTGGAATTTTCTTAAATATGTTAAAAAAATAAAAACTTTTAAAAATGGTAATGTTAGAATTACTAATATTGAAAGAAAAGATTTAAAAGAAGATGATACTTTTGAAGATTGTATGGTATATATAGATTATAATATAGAAAATAAAAAGAAAGCTTTGAAATATATATATGATAATATTTTAAAAATGTTAAGAGTTGATACCATTAAACATATGAATACTAATATGATACCTTATAATTACAATGAGTTTTTTTGTCAGAATTTGTGTCCTTTTTTTAAAATTTGTAGTGTAGGGAGTTAGATAATATGAGTAATAATGACATTACTTTTATTAATTTATTGAAAAACAATAAATATCTTTTGTTTGAATATTTAAAGATTAAAAATATAAGATATAATGTTAATATTGAAGAAACTAGTTTAAGGATGGATAGTATTAATAGTAATAATTATAATGGTTTAATACTATCTTTGAATACTATGACTTTCTACGATTTTAAAAGTGTGGAGAAAGGAACAGTATTAGAATTATTAAGTATATTAACAAATTTAAATAAAGATTTAATTATGTTTGAATTTAAAATGTTATCAGAAAATATAAATTATAAATTTCAGAAAATAGAAAATAACGTAGATTATGAATTTGAGAAGAAAGAGTTATTAGAATATCCTAAAAAATTACTTGATTTATTTCCTTGTGTTATTAGTGATTTATTTTTAAATGATGGGATAAATGAAACAACACAAGTATTATTTGATATAAAGTATGACAAAGAAACTGATAGAATACTTATACCTGTAATTTTTAAAGATAAGTTAGTAGGTATAATAGGTAGATATAATAATTTTGAAGTACCTAAAAAAATACCTAAATATTATCCTATATTATCTTATCCAAAAAGTGAAGTATTATTTGGGTATGATTTGTGTAAGAATAAAATAATTGAAACTAAAACAGTTATTTTAGTGGAAAGTGAAAAATCTGTAATGAAAAGTATTCAAAGAAATATGTATAATACTCTTGCAATAGGAGGGAGTAATATTAGTAATTCTCAAATTGAATTACTGAAAGAATTAAATGTAAAAAATATATTTATATCTTTAGATAGTGATAAAGATAGGGATAGTCTTTTAACTCAAATAAATAAATGGTTTAAGAATGAAACAGATTTTAATATTTATTTAATTGATAATAATACTAAATATGTTAATGAAAAAAGTTGTATATTTGATATGAATTGGAGTAAAGAAATAACTTTGAAATATATTAAAAAATTTAATTATAAAGTCAAGTAGATTAATAAATACTTGACTTTTTTAAATTTATATGGTAAAATATTGTATATAAATATTTATAAAGTAGGAGTGGTAAAAGTGAAAATTTTAAATGAAAAAGACATAAAATTAAATAATTTTATGTATAATTTAGTTAAAAGTAAAAAAGATAATATTAAAGAGGAATTAGAAAAAATAGGTATTGATGTAAATAAAGTAGAAATAAAATTATGTAAATCTTATTATGATATTGTTTTTCTGATACCTAAAATAAAATCTAATAAAAATAAATATTTTACTTATTTCTTTGGTATTAGATTAAAAGATAGTGCTAGTGATTTATTTTCAGTAAAATATGTAGTAGATGAGGAAGAATTGGAAGATGATGAATTAATTAAATTGTCAGAAATTATTAAATTATTAAAAAATAGTTTTAAAGATTATGATAAAATTGAATATGATAAGATAAAGAAATTGGAAAATTAGAAGAGGTAATGATATGAGTAATATAATTTTACCAAAAGATTTAGAAGTTAATAATAGAATGGATTATGATTTTGAAGAATTAAAGAGTTTTTTAAAAGAAATAATAAATTATGGATATGTAGAAAAAAAAGATGAAACTGTACCTTTAAAACACGATAAGATAAGACAATTTGGGAGGTTTAGAGTAAGAATGGACACAAAATATAAAATATATGAAACAGATATATGGCAGGATTAATATGATAAACAAAGGGTATGTTTTACAAGATAATATCAAAAAATCTTGTGATAAGCAAGATATATTATTTTATAGGTTTAAAGATAGTCCATTTAGCTTTGCTAATAGTAATAAAACAAAATTTACTTCTAAAAATATTTGTGATTGTATGATGTTTTTAGCTAATAAATTGTTATTTGTTGAATTAAAAAGTGTTAAAGGTAAATCTTTCAGTTTTACAGAACATAGTTTAAGACAGTTAAATGATATTAATAAAATAATACATAATAAACAAAATATTAAAAGATATGGTGCTTATGGTTGTTTTATTATTGAATTTAGAGAAATCGAAGAAACTTATTTTATAGAGGTACAAAATTTAAAGAAATATCTAACAGAAAATAATACAAAAACTTTAAATATACAGAAGTATATTAAAAATAATAAGTTTATTAAAATAGACCAAAAAATATTGAGAAAAAATTATAGTTATGATATAAGAAAGTTATTTATAGATATAGGAGGAAATTATAATGAGTAGTTTAATGAAAATTAAAGAAGATATGACAAGTTTTCAATTATTAGAAAAAATTAATGAATTTAGAGAAAAGGAATACGATTATAAAATCAACAAAGGTTTATCTTTAGGTAAGGTTGAAATAAAGAATGGACAAGCAACTTTATTGCTTCATAAAGATTTATTAAAAATTATAAGAGATGAATTTGAGGAAGAAATTAACGAGGGAAAAATTTCCCCCGTTGAATATATAGATAAAAAAGGAGAAAAACGATATATGTTTATATTGAATTATAATCAATGTAGACAAATATTTTCAAGAGAAAGTAAGTTTGTTAGAAAATGGACTTTTGAATATATTTCTAAACTTGAAAAAGAAAATGAATATCTTAAAATAGCATTATTAAACAAAAAAAATAGTGAGTGGCTTGAAACAAGAGAACAAGGAAAATTAATTAGAAGAAATGAAACAGATGTAATTGCTAGTCTAATTTTGATGGCAAATAGACAAGGGAGCAAAAATGCAGATAAGTTATATATTACTTATTCAAGTCTTGTAAATAAATTAGTTGGAATTAAGTCAAAACAAAGAGATGTAGTAAGTGTTGAAACGTTAGAACATATAAGATTACTAGAAGATTTAATATCAAAAGTTATTGCTAATGGTATTGAGAATGATACATATTATAAAAATATTTATCAGAACTGTAAAGAAAAAGCAAATGAGTTAATTAAATTATTAACCTTAGATTGTAAATTATTGGAGGTAAAATAAAATGAAATTAAGAAAAATAATTAAATTTAGAGTAAAAACAAAATTAAACTACAATTGGGATTGTATTTTATACGAACCTAACGTAAAGTTAGAAAGTGAGTAACATTGGATAGAGATTTTATATATTTTACATATGAAGAATATGATAAAATGTTAGATTTAATGTTATACAATATTTGGAAAAAAACATTTATTGATAAAGAAGATTTAAAACAGGATCTGATTATATTTATTTTAAGATTTGAAAAAAGAATACAGAAATATAAAGAAGATAGAATTGATAATATAAAAGGTTATATAGTACATAGTCTTAAAATGAAGACTGCTAATATAATGAAAGATTTTTTCAGAAAAATGAAAGAAAATAATACCTTAGATTTAACTGAATATGAAGAAATAATAAGTAGTAATTTTAATACAGAAGATTATATAGTTAATAAATCTTATATAAGAGATTTATTTGATTATTATGAAGTTGAAAAAGAGGACAGATTACTTTTATTAGGTTTAAGAGAAAATAATCATAGAAATGAGAGATATTTATTACAGAGGTGGTTAAGAAAAAGAGTACAAAACTTTGATAAAGATAAATGGAAATTAGATAGGAGTTTAGATGAATAGTAAAAAAATATTTCAATTATGGTATTATAATGATTTATTGGATAATAATATAAAATACGAAGATTTAAAAATTTATTGTAAAAATAATAATCTTATATTAGATAATATGTTAAGAACTTTACCAGATTATCCTAATGAAAAAAGAAGAAATGGTAGTTATAGAGGTTATCATATTATAGAAGTTAAAAATAATAATATTGAAAATATTAATAAGGTTACTGAAGATAAAAAAGAGATAGATTTTATAAAAGGTAGAATAAGAGCAGAGAAAATAATTCATTTGAATGTAGAAAATATAAATGAAAGAGATATTTTAAGAGAGTTTAATTTAGATATAAAGGAATGGCAGATAGAAAAATTAAACTATTCTTTGTGGGATAGTCCTAATAAAGAAAAAGGAAGTATACCTTTATATTCAGTTAAATGTAGTTTTAAAAGAAGAGATAATTTAGACTATGATATTGAAAGTTTAAAGAATGTAATAGATAATGTTTTATCTGTTAAAAATGAAAATAGAAAGATAAAGAGATTTGAAAATATATATGATAGAACATTATTAATAAATATAGCAGATTTACACTTAAATAAATATAGTAGTGATTATAATATTAATGAGGCTAAAGATAGGTATTCAAAAGCATTAGATTTTTTCATAAGTGAAAGTAATGCAGAACAATGTATTCTGATTGTAGGAGAAGATTTTTTCAATATAGATACTATAAATAAGACAACCACTAGAGGTACTCCACAAGATACTGAAGTAGATGTTTATAAAATGTTTGAAGAAGGTTTATCATTTTTAAAAGATAAAATAAATTTATTATCTTATAATTTTTCGTGGGTAAAAGTTATATTGGTACAAGGGAATCACGATAAACTATTAAGTTATGCTTTAGTTAAGGCTTTAGAACAATGTGATTATACAGATAATAATGTTGAATTTGACAGTAATGTGTCAAATAGAAAATATATAACAATTGGAAATAGTTTGATAGGTTTAGGTCATTTAGATAATGAAAATAAGAAACAAAAACCATTCCTTATGCAGAATGAAGTTAAGGAGAAATATGGTAAATCTAAATATAATTATTTTATTAGTGGACATTTCCATAATTATTCAGTAGAGGATATAGGAGGTATTCAATATATAAGATTGCCTAGTCTTAGTGGTAAAGATAATTGGCATGATGAGGTAGGTTTTATTACGAGTAATAAGAGTGCTATGGCTTTAGAATTTGATAAAGAGAAAGGCTTAGTAAATAAAATAATATATAATATGTAATTTAAAAGATAATATAGATGGAGGTAATTAAATATGGTTAAGAAATATGTTAAAAAACCAGTAGAGGTTGAAGCTTTACAATATGTAGGAGAAAATCTTGGAGAATGTATTGAATTTATGGAGAATAATTTTGATACAGTAAGATATGATAGTGTATCTGAAACTTTAAAAATAAATACTTTAGAAGGTGTTATGACTTGTAGTTTAAATGATTATATCATAAAAGGTATAAGAGGGGAATTTTATCCTTGTAAATCAGATATATTTAAAAAAACTTATGAAGAAGTTAAATAAGATTGGAGTGATTTATTATAAATAGTTTTCAAAATTTATTTGATTATGAAATTAAAAGAGGTAAAGATGTATTATATAATTTCTCTTTTATGAAAAATAATCAAGATAATTATAGAATTTGTTATAACTTATATTTTGATAAAGTAGAAAAATATTTTAAAAAGGATGAGTTAGGTACAATAGCTAAAGGGTATATAGCTAGAATAATGAGTGGTTTTCACAATGAATTTAAAATAAAACCTATGAATGAAAAACAAGGTTTTGATTTTTCAATAGATGTAGAATTTAAAGGTAATATAGATGAAAATTTATTTATTGAAAGATTTAAAGATTACAGAAATTCTTTAGAAATTATTTTAAAAAAAATGAAAATAGTATTGACAAGAGAAAATATTAATGTTATAATAGATACATATTCAAGTATAGATAATACTGTTGAAAATCTTATAGTATTAGACAGTAAAACAAATAAAGTTTATCATATAAATAAAAATATAGATAAACAAGACAGTAATACTTTAGGTATTTATTTAACAGATAGAGATATACTTGAAATAGAAAGGATGAAGAAACCTATCATAATACATAATCATAAAAATAACCTAACTTTCTCAAAAGAAGATTATGTAGTTTATGAGAAATTAAAAAAGATAATTAATAAAAAATTTCTTTTTATGGTTTATTCAGTAGAAACACAAGAATTAAAAGAAATTAATACAAATACAATTTTTAGTTAAAAAATTTGTATACTGTATAGAAAGGAGAAACTTCTTGAAAAAGTTATTAGTTACCTTATTACTCTTTGGTTGTGTTGCATTTTCAGAAAGTTATCATGGTATGGCGAGTTATTATACTGAAAGAGATAACAAATTAAATGGACACAATAGGACTGCTAATGGAGAAACTTTTAATGAAAATGCTTATACTTGTGCAAGTAATAAGCATAAGTTTGGTACTTTATTAAGAGTAGAAAATAAAATTAATGGTAAAATTGTAGTTTGTAGAGTAAATGACAGAGGTGGCTTCCATAAATATGGGAGAACACTTGATTTGTCAAAAGCTTCATTTAAAAGTATAGCCAATTTAAGAAATGGAGTTATAAGAGTTAAGATTACCCCTCTTAAATAAAGGGTAGCACAAAATTTATTTTGGCAGATAGATTATAGAGAGTATGACATACACTTGCTTGTGGTGTTATATTCTCATTTTAATATTTATAATAAGGAGTGATTAATATGTCTAACGGACAAGCTATATTAGTTTTAGGGTTTAGTGGTACAGGTAAATCAAGTAGTATTGAAAAACTGAAACCAAGTGAAACTATGATTTTAATGAGTCAATTCAAACCTTTACCTTTCCCAGGATGGGCAAAAAATTATTCTGTAGATAAAATTGAAAAAGGTAAGGGATGTATCTTAGTTTGTGAAAATTTTGAAAAATTAAATAAAACTATAGATACAGTAATTTCTAAAAATTTACCTTTTAAAAATATTATACTAGATGATTGTCAATTTTATTCTCAGAGAGATGTTTTTAGTAAAGCAGATGAAAAAAACTTCGACAAATGGAATATTCTTGCTAAAAACATAAGTGATGTATTGATAAAAGTTATAAGTGGTGCATATTCAAAAAAAGTAAATTTAATTCTTATGTGGCATGCAAATACAGAAACAGTTGCAGAAGAGAGAGGAACTTTAGTAAAAACAGGTAGTAAATTTATTGATGAAAAATTGACAATTGAGAGTTTATTTACTACTGTTTTATTAACTAATGTACAAGATGGGGAATATAGATTTCAAACTAATAGTACAGGGAGTATTCACGGAGTTAAATCTCCTAGAGGTGTATTTGAATTATATATACCTAATGATTTAGATTATGTTTTAAAACAATTAGAGAAATATGATAATGGAGATTCGGAAGTATAATTATATTTTAAGTCAAGCAATATTTTATTACTTGACTTTTTAATTTATTTAATATATAATATGTTTGATAAAATATAAAATAAGGAGTGGTAAACAATGGAAAATATGTTTAGTATAAGAAAGATATTATATATGGATGACAGATATATAGAATTAACTAAAGAAGATACATTCAAAGTTACAAAAAATACAATGGAAGTGCAATATGTATGTAATGGTTATCCTATAGTCAGACAATTTCTTTTACCTTTTAATGAGGTATATAATCATATTAATTCTGAATTTTCTTCAGAAGTTATGAGAAAAAATAAAAATTGGTTTACAGACAATATCTATATTTTTATATCTTTTACAATAAGAGATAATATTATACTTAATAAATTACCTTATGAAAAATCTAAAAATTTAGATAATGCAGAAAAAATAAATGATAGAAGTTATATTAATTTATTCTCCTATACATATAAATTAGGTAGAAAAAATGTTATTGAAATGTATAAATCTTTTTTAGATATGACTAAAAAATATAATATAGTGGTAGGTAAGATAGCCTATACTAAAGTACATAGATTAAATAATTTATTAGATAAAGTAAATTTAATTGATAGTAATAAATTTATAAAAATACTTGAAAGAGGTGTATAGTATTGAATTATTTAGAGGAAAATTTAAAAGAAAGTGAAGTTAAATTAGTACAGGCTATATATAATAGTAAGGATAATCTCATTGAAATAATTAATAGAGTAAATACAGAAAACTTTATTAATGAAGACATGAAAAAATTATTTGATTATGCAATTATTCTTTATCAAAAATATGGTTTTCAATCTTTAAGTCTTGAAAGAATAAAACAAGCTATAAATTTAGATGAAGAAATAGATGATAACATTAAAGAATTACTTAAAATAAATGCAGAAATAATGATGATTGATTATAACTTAGATATAAAAGGAGAATTTGAGATATATTCAAAGAATTTAGGTTTATACAATTATCATAAGTTTATTGAAAGAAATGGTGGTATAGAAAATTTATTTTTGAAAATGAGTACCATATCAGAAAATACAGATGATATAAGAGATTTTTTACTTGATAATATAGATAAGTGTTTCTCTATTTATAAATCCAGACCATTAGAAAGTAATTTAGAAGATGGTATGGAAGAACTTATAAAAGAAATAAATGAAGATAAACAGGAGTTAGGTATTAGACAGAAATTTAATGAATATACAAACCATTTTACTGGAGGTATATTTAAAGGAGTACATTTTCTTGGAGCTACAAGTGGTATGGGTAAAACTACTTGGAATTTTCCTTTTTATATTTTACCTTTGTTGTTGTCAAAAGATGAAAATAATCAAATGAATGAAAAAATATTAATTATTGCAAATGAACAAGATAAAAAGACTTTTCAGAAAATGTTTTTGGTTGCAATATACAGTTATATTTACAGAAATGTGAAAGAAAATTCCAAACTAAATAATAGATTTATTCATAGACATAGATTAGAGAGGGGTACTTCAACCGATTTAGATAAAAAATTAATAAATGATACTTATAATTTTTATATCAAGAATTTTAGAAAAAGAGTTAAATTTGTATTTATGCCTATGTTTAATAAAGAGGATATAGAAACTTGTATATTATCTAATGCAAGAAGAGGGTATAAAAATATAATTTTAGATACTTTAAAAGCAGAACAAAAAGGAGAATATCAATTATTATCAAACTTAGCTACAAGATTAGATATGATTGCTAAAGCTAATGATTTAAGAATTATAGCTACAGTACAGTTAGCTATATACACTATGAATAGAAAATATCTGGATCATACTTGTTTAGCAGAGAGTAAGCAGATAGTAGAGATTGCAGAACACAGTTTATATTTTAGATATACCGATGAGGAAGAGATTTCCTCTTTGACTGTAAATAAATATACTGACATAATATCGGATGGTAAAGTAATAGATGTTTCTGTAGAACAAATAGTACCTAGTGATATTCAAAGTATGTTAGCTAAAGGTAGGGAAAATAATCCCGATTTATTCAGAAATATGAAATTAATGTTAGTTTTTGTAGGTAAGAATAGACATGGAGAAAGTAATAAGGTAATATTAGCAATGATGAATTTTGATACAATGTTTTATAAAGAGATAGGAGTAGTTGAAGGATTAAAATATGATAAATTATAAAAAGAAAGGAAAAGAGTAGATATGGAATTTCATTTTATTAGAAGACATGGAACTTATTTATTAACATTTTTAATTTTTACATTTACATTAATAATGAGTTTTGTAATAAAATATAAAATTTTATCCAGGACTTTATTAATATTTAGTATATTAACTATTATATTTATAATACTTAGTTTTGTTTATAATATTAGTATATATGAAGACCATTATAAATATATAAATAAGATAATAATGTATAAGAAAGGTTACATAAATGAGATAGAACTTCCAAAAGATATAAATGAGGATGAGGCTTTTAGAATATATGCAAGTAAAGAAATGATTAAAGAGTTAGATAATTATTTAAAATATAGAAAATCAGACAAAATTATAAGGGATAATGATTTCAAAGATAAATTAAAATATAAATAAAAGTCAAGTATAACCTTGACTTTTATTTTTTTATGTAGTATAATTATTAATATAAAATTTTTAAAGGAGTGATTATATGAGAGTTTTTTCAAGTAAGGATAAAGAAATAGTATTAATAAATGGAGATACCTATAATGTATTAGATGATTTAAAAGGTAGGCTAAAAGTTGATTGTGTTTTAACTTCTCCTCCTTATAATAATAGTAGAAATAATAAAAATTTAAAAAATCATGAAGGAAGATATGATATTTATTTAGACCAAAAATCTAATGAAGAATACCTAAAGTGGATTACAGATATAATAAATAAATTAGATTATATATTAAATGATAATGGAGTTATTTTATGGAATATATCTTATGGTACTGAAAATCCTAATGTATTTTTTGAATTTCCATACCATTTATTACATAATACTGAATTTATGATAGCAGATACTATTATATGGAAAAAGAATAGTGCTTTACCTAATAATGTTAGTAGTAATAAATTAACTAGAATAGTAGAGTATGTTTATGTTATTTGTAGAAAATCAGAATACAAGACATTTAAGTGTAATAAGGAAGTAAAATCTGTATCAAAGACAGGACAGAATTATTATGAGAATGTATTTAATTTTATATCTGCTCCTAATAATGATGGTAGTAATGATTTAAATAAAGCTACATATTCTACTGATTTATGTAAACAGTTATTAGATATGTATTGTAAAAAGGGAGATAAAATATTAGATATATTTAATGGTACAGGAACTACAGGAAATGCTTGTTTAGAATTAGGTATGAATTATGTGGGAATTGAACTCAGTGAAAAACAATTTGATTTCAGTGTTGAAAGATTATCTAATAAATTAAAAGAGGTAGAAAATAATGTATAATGATTTGAATTTAGATATAGGAAGTGTTGAAGGTATTGAAAATATAAAGTCCTTTTTTTTAGAAAATAAAGATATTTTTATGGATGAAAACAGTATAATTACTTTTGACATAGAAACTAAAAATTTATCAATGAGAGGTAATAAGCTTTTAGGGTTTGGAATAGGTTTTTCAAAGATAAAAAGTAGATATGTAATTACAAGGAATTTAAAATTAAATGAAATTAAATCTATTTTTAAATTATTTAATAAGTTTAAATGTAAAGTAGTTTTACATAACTCATATTTTGATATATCTCAATTAAGTTATATGTTAGGTTTTCCAATTAGATGGGCTTACTGTACTTATATAATAGCCCATGCTTTACATAGTGATATATTATTGAGAGCTAAGGACAAGGATAAAGGAAATAGTTTATCTTTGAAAGAATTATGTAAAATATATTATAATGAGTTGTATGGTTATGAGGATGAACTTGAAAAAGTTAAAAAATCTATATGTAAAGAAAAAGGTATAACTTTAAATAAATTTACATATGATATGTTTGATGATGATATTTTAATTCCTTATGGTAATTATGATGTGTTAGTTACTTATGCTTTATTTGAAGGTTTTATGAAAGAAATAAAAGATAATATAAATAATGGTTGGGATAAGTTACTATATTTGTTAAATTTAAAACATAAAGTAACAAATATCTATATAAAGGCTAAGGTAAAAGGTATTAGAGTAGATAGAAATGAAGTATTGAAACTTAATACTGAATGGAATGAAATTTTAAATAAAAATTTAGAAGAGATATTAAAAGATGAAAACATAGTAAAGACAGAAAGTCTTTTATATTTAAAAAATTATAAAAAAGTATTAGATAAAAGAAGAGAAGATTTTGAAAAGAAATTACCTTCAAAAATAGAAAAGATTAAATTAGGTAAATATACTAAAGAGAGATTACAAAAAGATAAACAGAAAATAGAACAATTAACTCCAAAAATGCTTGAAAATATAGAAAATTCAAGCAAGTTTAATTTAAAAAGTCCTAATCACAAGGCAACTTTGTTTATAGATATTATGGGATTAAAACCTTTGAAATACAATGAAGAAAATAAGACTACTGGTGAGAGAACTCCAAAAACAGATAAAGAGTTTATGAATAAATATTCATATATACCTTTAGTAGATAAAATAAGGGAATATTCATTATATGTTAAGGGAGTAGATGGTTTTTTAGGTGTAAATGATGAGAATAAGGAAAAAGGATTGTGGAATTTGACTAGTGATGATTACCCTATAAACCATCCTAATTCAAATTTACAAGGTACTATAACTCATAGAGTTGCTCAAAATAGTGTTAATTTACAACAGTTACCCAGTAGAGGAGATTTATCAGTATTGAAAAAATGTATAATACCTTTACAAGATAACCATAGAATAGTTGCATTAGATTATTCAAGTTGTGAATTATATATATTAGGTGCTTTAAGTGGAGAGCCTAATTTAATAAATGCTATAAAGAATGGTTTAGATTTACATAGTAATATGGCTTATGAAGTTTGGGCAGATACAACTGTATTAGAAAAAGACAAATTGGAGGAGATTAGAACGTATCTAAAACGAACGGAAATGGGTCAAATTTCAAAAGAAACGACCTTAGCCGAGTTAGACATCACTAAACAAGAAAAGTTATCTATAATCAAAGATTTGATGGGTAATATGAGATATAACGCTAAAAGTATCAATTTTGGGTTGCCTTATGGTATCGGAGCTAAAGGTTTAGCCGAGAATATGAAGGTTAAAACTAAAGAGGCAGAAGAACTGTTAGAAACTTATATGAATAAAAATATAAAGATAAAAGAATTTATGGATAAAAATAAAGATTTTTTATGTGAAAATGGATATATTGAAGGAACACATGGACAAAGATTATATATGAATAATTCTAAGGGTATAAATTGGAGAGAATTAAAAGATTGGAAATATGAAGATAAGAAAGAGATATTGGAAGAGTTAAGAAAATCAACAAATTACATTATTCAATCTGAAAATGCAATGGTTATATATGAAGCATTGATAAGATTAGATAATAAATTAAAAGAATTAGGTTGGCAAGATAAAGTTTTTCTTGTAACAACTATTTATGACGCTTGTTATTTATCTGTAGATAATTCTATTTCAGATAATGAAATAAAAAAAGTATTGACAGAAATATTTGAGGTATGGTATACTAAAGATGTTAAATTTAAAATAGATGTGGAGAGTGGTAAAAATTTTAAAGAATTAGAGCCAATAAATTAAGGAGGTTTATATGAAAAGAAATGTTAAAGGTAAACACACTAACAAGAATTTACCTATATTCAAAAACATCAATTATTTTATTGATGTTAAGGAAAGTAAGACTTATTATAAGAAATTTCAGAAAAAAAGTCTTAGAAGGAAACTAAAAGGTATAGATTATACATTTGTACCTAATAAAGATTTAAAAATTTATTGTAAAGATGGTTGGTGTTGGAAGAAAACTAGGAATGATTTAACAGTCAAACAATGGTTAAGAAAATATTATATTTTGGAAGGGAGATATGAGTAATATGTTATTAGATGTTAAAACAGTATATTTAGGTAAGGGGTATTATGCTTTTTATATAGTTAATGATTTTGATTTTGAGAGTTTAATATCAAAAACAGAAGAATTTAATAGATTTAATGAAGATATACATATAGATTTAAATTATAAAGAATATGTAGATTTTTATAAACAAGATGTTAAACAATTTGATAGATATAGGTTTGATATATGTAAATTAGAAAATGTTGATAGTATAGGTGTTTTAAGTAGTTATGATTTTATTAATTTTAAAAAATATCTGAATTTTGTTAATGGTAAAGAGTTAGAAAATAATGAGGATATTATAAATAGACCTAACCATTATCAATTAAATATAAAAGGAGATAATATTCAAGTAATTGATATTATTGATGAAGTTGTAAAAGATTATAAACCTCAAGAAGCATTTAAGATTGCTAATGTGATTAAATATATTTTAAGAGCTAGTAAAAAGAATGGTAAACAGGATCTGAAAAAAGCTAAAAAATATATAGAAATGTTATTAGGAGAGGAGTATTAATTATGTGGCTTAATAGATATACTGATTTTATAAATTTTGCAATAAAAGAAATGGAAAAAATAGGTACTATGGATAAAATAAATATTAGAGGTGAAAGTGGTTTTTTAGGTAGTATTTGTTTTGAAGTAGATTTTTTCGGTAAAGGTACATTCAAAGGTGGTGTAGTAGTATCTGAAGTGAGTGAAGATTATAAAACTACAGGTAGAGTATATAGTGATAGTGAAATGGAGGAAAATTTTAAGAAAAAACTTGATGAATTTGTAAATAGAGATAAAATAATTAAAGAATTAAAGGATAGAAAAGATGATATTAATAAAGAATTAAATAATATAGAAAAACAGTTAAAGGAGTATGGTGTTGAATAAAAATTAATTAACTATAAATATATTAGGAGAGAACTAAAATGAATGAATATATAAATTTTATTAAATTTGCTTTAGATGAATTTAATAAAATAGATACTATTGGAAGTATAAATATAGATAAATTTAATAACTATACAAGAAGTATTGAATTTGATATATGGTTTGATAAAAAAGGGTTTAAATCATTTAAAATTGATAGTTGGTCAGTTAGCGATGAAGATATGAGAAAATGTTTGAAAGAGAAGATAGAAAAATTTATTAAAAAGGATAAAGAATTAAAAGAATTAGAAGAAAAGAAAAATTATTATGAAAAGGAATTGAATGAAATTGAAAAACAAATAAGGGATAGGAGAGAAAATGAATAAAAATTATATATTATTAAATAATAAGGTTAATATGAAAGACAAAGAAGGAAATTATATTAATCTTGGTTTAGATAGACAGGCAGTAAAAGAGTTTTTTCTAAATAATATTAATCAAAATACTGTATTTTTTCATAGTTTAGAAGAAAAGCTTGATTATTTAGTAAAAGAGGGTTATTATGATAAGAAAGTTTTAGATAAATATACTATGGAAGAAATTAAAGAAGTATTTAAATTAGCTTATGATAAAAAAATAAGATTTAGAAGTTATACAGGAGCAGTTACTTTTTATGAAAGATATGCTATGAGGACAAAAGATAATGAGAGAATACTTGAAAGATATGAGGATAGACTTTCAATGATAGCTTTAACTATTGGTAGAAATTATGAAGAAGCTAAAGAGTTTATTAATATACTAGCTAATAGACAACTACAAGGAGCAACTCCTATATTTATGAACGCAGGTAAATTAATAGGAGGTAAATTAATTTCTTGTTTTTTGATTGAGCCTACAGATGATTTAGAAGGTATAGGATATTCACAGTATGCCTCAATGAAGTTATCTTCTTTTGGTGGTGGTGTAGCTAATAACTTATCAAAATTAAGAGCTAGAGGAGATAAAATAAAAGGAGTTGAAAATAGAAGTAGTGGTGTATTACCTGTTGCTAAAATATATGAAGATATATTTAGCTATGCCAATCAATTAGGTGCAAGAAGTGGAGCAGGTGTAGTAACTTTAAATATTTTTCATCCAGATATAGTTGAATTTATAAATAGTAAAAAGGTAAATGCAGATGAAAAACTTAGATTAAAGACTTTAAGTACAGCAATTTCTATTCCAGATAAATTTATGGAAATTCTAAAAGATAATTCGACAAAATATTATTATACATTCAGTCCTAAAGATGTATATGATAAATATAATAAACATTTAGATGATATGAATATGACAGAAATGTATGATATATTATCAAATGATAGAGATATAAAGAAATATCAATTATCAAAATTAGATATAATACAGGAAATAATAAAATCACAAAGAGAAAGTGGCTTTAGTTACTTAACTTTTATAGATACTATGAATAAGGAACACTGTTTAAGTAATATAGGTAGAATAAACCAGAGTAATCTTTGTGTAGCACCTTATACTAAGATATTAACTAAAGAGTATGGATATATTGAAATAGAAAAAGTTAAAAATAAAGAAGTACATATATGGAATGGAGAAGAGTGGAGTAAAGTTACTGTAAAAAAAACAGGGGAAAATCAAAAATTACTAAGGATAAAACAAAACTTAGGTCATTATGTTGATGTAACACCTTATCATAAATTTTATATACAAAATAAATATAAAGGTGAAATAATTGAAAAAAGGGCAAAAGATTTAAAAGTTGGGGATAAAATTATTAAATATAATTTACCTAATGATTTTAAAGAAAGTAGATTTAATCAATATGAAAATTTTGAAAATGCTTATGCAAATGGATTTTTTTCGGCAGATGGTACACAGGAAAATAATTATAAAAGAATAGTTTTATGTGGTATTAAAAGAAATTTAGAGCCTATGTTTAAAAATATATGTAAGAGTGTATCTTATAATGAAGAGTTAAATAGAACTAATATAAATGGTTGTAATGTACTTAAAGATAAATTTTATGTACCTAAAAATTATAATATTAAAAGTATAATGGAGTGGTTAAGTGGTTATGCAGATGGAGATGGACATATTTCATTAACACAAGAAAATAAAAAAAGATTAATGTTATATTCAACTAACTATGACTTTCTATTAGAAATTTTATATTTATTACAAGAATTAGGTGTATATTCTACCTTAATTAAAAAAAGAGAAGATAATAGGATAGATATTATAAAAGGTAAAGAATATGTATGTAAAGAAATTTTTTGTTTACAAATAAATGGTTTAAACTATTTAAGATTAGTAGAATTAGGTTTTAAAACATATAAATTAGATTATAAAGTAAATTATATTATTGATGATTTTAGACAAAAAAAATCTATGTTGATATATCAAAAAATAACAGAAATCGTAGAATTAGATGGTGTGTATGATACTTATTGTTTTACAGAGCCTAAAAGAAATATGGGTATGTTTAATGGTATGTTATTAGGGAATTGTCAAGAAATAGCACAATTAAATACTTATACAGAACAATCAGATAAAATATTTACTAAAGAGAGTAAATGGGGTTATGATATTCAATGTGTATTATCAAGTTTAAATTTAGTTAATTTATTTGAATGTAAGACAGATGAAGAGAGAAAGAATGTTATAATTTCTAGTATGAAATTTTTATCTAATGTTAGTGATTTATCTAATATTGAGGAGATACCTACATTAAAGAGAGCAAATGAAGATTTTCATAGTGTAGGATTAGGTATGTTAGGATTACATACATTATTTGTTAAGTTAGGTATTGAATATGAAAGTGAAGAGGCTAAAGATTTAACCAATTTATTATTTTCATATATTAGATATTATTCATTATATAGTAGTATGTTAATAGCTAAAGAAAGAGGTAAGTTTAAATATTTTGAAAAATCAGATTATGCTAATGGAAAAGCATTAGAAAAATATTACAATGGAACAATAGATTTGTCAGTTAAAACTAATAAAGTTAAAGAAATATTAAATAAGATAGATATTTATATACCTACTAAAGAGGATTGGAAAAAATTAAATAATAATATAATGGAAAATGGATTATACAATGCTTATCAATTAGCAATTGCTCCTAATCAAAGTAGTGCTTATATTATGGAAACAAGTCCTAGTGTACAACCTGTTAGTAGTGAAGTAGAGGTTAGAGATTATGGATATTTACAGACAATATATCCTATGCCTTATTTGACTAATGAAAATAAATATTTATATAAGAGTGCTTATGATGTAGACCAGAAAAAAATGTTAGATTTAATAAGAGTAATGCAGGAACATATAGACCAATCTATAAGTACAACAATTAATATTAAAAGCAGTACATCTATGAAAGAACATTTAGGATTAATAATATATGCTTGGAAAATAGGTATTAAATCTTTATACTATTGGAGAACACAAAAACAAAGTATAATGGCAGATAAAGAGCCTATATGTGAAAGTTGTAGTGTTTAATTATGGGAGATAGAGATTATTATAAATTTAAGTATATATTTAATCTAAATAATGATACAGTTTATCATTATTTAGATATTGGTTTTACATATTTAGGGTTTATAGTTAGAAATAGATTTCATAGGGGTAATAGTTTAAAGTATTATATAAATGTTGAAGAAACGATTGAATTATTACTTAAAGGGTTTAATAATTTATTGAAAAAAGATGATATACTTAAATATGTAAAATTAGATTATAATATTATATATAAAGAGTTAAAAGATATAATTAAAAAAAGTATAGAGCAGTATAATAATTCAATAGAGGAGATTTAATATGAAATTATATAAAGATTATATACCATTAAAATATTTTTTAAGTGTAAAGAATAAAATATATGATGTTGGATATATAGGTTTTGAATATTCAGAATGTTTACAAAATCAGTATTATTTATCATATCCACAATATTTTGTTTTTAATTGTAAATATAAATATTATCATAATGAACTAATATCATATACTAAAGTAATATCTAAAGATTATTTAGAATTATCTATTAAAGTTAGTTTATATAATAATTCTAATAAATATTATATAAAATTTAATGATTTGTTTAGTTGTTTAAATGATAATTTAATAACTTCATTATGTTTAAATGATTATAGTGAATTAAATTTATATGAATTTTATAGAGATGTAGAAGATTTAGCAAAATATTTTGAAATAAATTTTTCATTGGAAGTTAGAAAAGACTAAGTTTTACCTTAGTCTTTTAAAAATAAAAAAATAGTTGACAAAATAAAATAATTATGATAATATGTATTTATAAAATTAAAAGAAAGGTAAATGGTGGTACTATGTTTAAAAATTTATTAAAATTCAAGATTAATTTTTTAAGATTGAAATTTAAAGTTTTATTAGATGTACCTCCATAAAAGGTGTAAAATTATGAAAAAATTAGCAATAATATTTTTAGTATTGAGTTGTTTTTCTTGTCATAGACATAGAAATATTGATAATAATACTCCTTCATCTACTAATATAGTAACTCATCCTTGTAAGGATAGTAAAATTAGAGAAGAAGAGTATAAGAAGTATGAAGATTATCTTATTTCTATGAATTATGATATTGTAAAAGTATTTATAACTGAAACTACATTTAATGTTGTAGTTAGAGATAAATATGGGCAAGAACACATGGAAACTGAGGAGTGGTGCGATATAAATAAAGGAGTGATAGAAAATGAATTATACAACTAAATTAGAAGAAATGATTGAAAATAAAGTAAAAGATTTTCAAATGATACCTATAGAAGTGTTTTCTGAAGTAGGTAAGTATATCAAAGATAATTTAAAAACAGATTTAGAGTTAAAAGAAATAGATATTTCAAGTAATGATTTTATTACTAGATATACAAAAAATATATTCATTTTACAAGATGATAATTTAGAAATAGTTTTATTTATTAGTAAAGAAAATGAAATAAAGTTAGGCATGAAATCAGGTTTAATATATAAAAAATATTTCAATACTATAAATGAAATTGTAAATGAATTTGAGGAGCTATATTTAAAATTTAGTAAAGATAATGGAATAAAAATAAATGTTAAAAATGAAGATAACTTAGATAATTTTGTAGATGATTTGATAAGTCTTTTCAAATTATTAGGTAAAGGAGAGCATTAATGTTAGAAGCTTTGAAAGAGATAGATTTATTAGAACTTATTGAAAGGCAGAAAATGTTAGATGATAAGTTTAATGAAAAAAATAAAAATAATGAAAATTTAAAAAAAAGAAATAAGATTAATACTCTTATAGCTTTTGAGTTATGTGGTATAGAGTTTAGTTCATTATATGTTAGAGGTTTATTTAATGCTATCACTTCTATATTATATGAAATAGATAGTAATTGGATAGAGTTTTTAGAAGTACATCATAAGAAGTTTGAGTTGAATTATTATAAAAGGACTAAGGAGGATTACTAATGGTATTATTACTTATATTAGTTTTATCAATTTTTATTGTATCATTATTAGGTATTTCTGTTTTAGTTGTATTAGATTTATTTGATGAATATTCTTATTTTAATTTACTTAATAAATTTAACAAAGGGTATACTAAAAGATTGAGATTTCCTAATAATATATTTGAAGAATTAATATTAGAATTTTTTGGAAATAAAAAAACTAAAGAATATATTAAAAAAGAAAAGGAGAATTTATAATGAAAAAAATTATATTAAGTTTAGGTGGATTATTTGTACTAATTTTATTTCTTATGTATGCAACATCTTTTTATACAGTTAGTACTGGAGAAGTTGCAGTAGTTAGTAGATTTGGTAAAGTTGTAAGAGTAGATACTGAAGGTATGAAAAATAAGATACCTTTTATAGAAAAAATCTACAAAATTGAAGTTAGAAATATGACACAAAAATCTAAATTTGAGGTGTCTACAAGAGATTTACAATCTGTTATTACGGAAGTTGCAGTGCAGTATAAAATACTGGATCCATTAAAGGTATATAGAACATTTGGAGTTGATTATAAATCAAGATTAGTAGAGCCTAGAATATCAGAAATAGTACAATCTGTATCAAGTGATTATACTATTGAGGAGTTAATATCAGAAAGACAACAATTGTCACAAGATATGTATAAAGGTTTGAAGGAAGATTTGAATAAATTCGGTATTGAAATAATAAATGTTTCTATTGTTAATCACGATTTTTCAGATAATTTTGAAAATGCAGTAGAACAGAAGAAAGCTAGTGAACAGTTGGCACAAAAACAAGAAATTGAAAATAATCAAAGAATAAAGACTGCCGAAGCAAATTTAAAGGTAAAAGAATTAGAAGCTAAATCAAATGCTATATTGACAGAAAGTTTATCTGATAAAGTTTTAAGAAAACAAATGATTGATAAATGGGATGGTACATTACCTAGAGTAGTTGGTAATGATAAAATGATTTTCAATTTAGAACAGTAGTATTAATTTCTACAATTATATACATAAACTTTACGGACTAGGTATAGAAACCTAGTCTTTTTAATTTTAAAATATTATAAAATTAATATCAATTTAATTGACTTTGATAAATAAATGTAGTATAATTAATTATCTTAAAATGGAAGGAATGGTTTTAATTGAAAATATCTATTTCAAAAATTAAAGTAAAAATTGACTATATGTTATTAGAAGGTATTTCTGTTAAATTAGAAGAGCCTATAGAAACAATAAAATATCAAATATATTCACTTAATGATAATAATGAGGCTTGTGATATAATGGGAAGCTTTGAAAATATTGTAGATGTATTTAATTTTATTGTAGATAATAATGCTACATTGATAGAGTTTATAGATGAAGTTAAGGAGGATTAATATTATGACTGTTTTTAAAGCATTAGATTTAAAGAATGAATTAGAAAAATTTAAGTACAGTTTACTAAAAGAAAATAAAGGCAGTATTTATACTATAGTGTTGCATAATACTACAGTAGAAATAGATAATTATTTTGAAGGTTTTAAATATACTATATATTTTTCTGATTATATGGATAAGTTTAAATTGGAAATATATGTATTAGATATAGGTAAGTATGAAGTAGAGGAGAAAGGTAAGAAAAAACATTTTGAGAATGTTATAAATGATTATCTTGATTTTATAGATTTATTATTTACTTATGATTATAGAAAGCCTTATGAATAAACAATCTTATAGTTATAATATAAAATAAATAATTTTAAGGAGGAATAAATGAGTAATTTATCAAAAGAGTTATATCAATTAAAGGAGAAGGGAAAAGAATTAGAAGCTATGTTTTTCTATAATGATATAGATGAACAGACACTCAAGGATAGTAGAGATTTTTTGTTGGCAGAAATAGAAAATAAATCAAGTGATTTAGTAGTATTGTATCAAAATTTTGAAAATCTAGTGTCTAAGGAAAGTATGTTATCAAAAGAAATAGAAAGACTGAAATCACTTAAAAAAGATTATGAGGATAGATTTAACAATTTCAAAACTCAATTGACAAAATGTATGTACAGTTTAGGTATGGAAACAGGTAAAGCAAATGGTATTATGACTGATAGAGGAGTTATAATTTTATCAAAAAGTAGTAGAGAAGTACCTATTGACATTGAAAAAGTTGAAGATAAATATAAACTTTATGATGTAAATATAACTGTAAATAGAGAAGAATATATTAAATTAAAAGAGTTATTAGATGATAATAAGATTAAATTAAAAAGTGTTAAGTTAAATAAGGAACTCTATAATGATGAAGTAGGAATTGAAAAACAACATCATTATACTGTAAAAGTAAAGTAGGTATTACTATGATATTAAGAAGTATGCGAAGAGAAGATGTTAATGATAATAAATGGACTGAAGAAGAGAAAAAATATCTAATTAAAAAATATAATGAATTAGGTAGAGAATGTTATAATAAAATACCTAATAGGTCATATAATCAAGTTAGAAATATGATAAATATATTAAAAGAAGAAAAGAAATTATTTAGAAAAGGAAAACATAATTTTACTTATGAAGATATAAAGTATGTTGTTAGGAATTATAAAAAAATACCTACAAAAGAAATAAGTAATAAATTAGGATGTAGTATATCTTATATAAGTAAATTATACAAAACTAATAAAGACATTTATTTCGATAAAGATGATAAATTTAATAATTTTAAAGAAAAACTAAATCTTTTAATGTATGATTTGGAAAGTTTAAAAGATATACAGTTTTATGAAATACAGTTTCTTGAAGAAGAAACTGGTTTATCAGAGTATGAAATATATAAATATATAAATAAATATATAAAAGAAAAGGAGAAAAATAATGGCTAAATATATGGATGTTAGTAAGTTTTTAAGTATGGTAGATAATTTTTCAATGGTAGGAGAGATTAGAAGACTAAAAGAGGGGGAACTGGATGAGATATTTACTTTATTAGATAATAATAATACTAAAATAGAGAAGCAGGTAGGTTTTTATATGAACAGTAATTATAAAAATGAAATCAAAACTACAGGAAATTTCAGTCCATTGGAAATAGGAGATATTGTAATTATAAAAAATGATGATAAACATTATATAACTATAATAGAGGAAGTGATTTCTAATGAAAATACAATTAAATGATATTTGGTATATTACTTCAGATAGTCATTGTTTTAAATTATGTAAATTAGAAACTAAGACAGATAAGGATGGAAATATAGAAGAATATTTAAATCCTATATGTTATTATACTACTTTTAATAGTTGTTTAAAGTCTTTTGTAGATGAAAGAGTTAAAGAATTTAAGAATAAAAAATTAGATAATCTTTCTAAAGATATAAACAATATAAGAAAAGAAATAGAAAATATATATGATTTAATTGATAGAAGTAATGATACACATATTTCATATTTAAGGAAATTATTGAAAAATGAAATAGATTTAGAAGAACTTGATAATGAAGAGGAATAAATTTCCTCTTCTGTATTGACAATATAATTTAATTATATTAATATAGATTATACTTATATTGAAGAGGTGGTAATTTATGGATGAGTTTGATTTTATATATAATAAAATAAATGAAGATAGAGATATATTAAGCTATCTAAATTATGAAAGTAATGAAATTAAAATTTTTAGAGGTTTTAATAATTCTATTTTAAATAATCATAGAAGTAAAAGAAAGAATTTTATTATTGAATTTACAGTTACAGATTTCTATAATGATAATATTGTACTCATGGATAGGATAGTAATTAAAGCTAGAAATTTGATAGATTTAAAAAATAAATATTCTAATAATGATTTAAAAAATATCATAGGGTTAAGACATTACCCTAGAAAATTAGGATATATAAATATTTTAGGTGTAAAAGGAGAATAAAATGTTTGATTTAAACAATATAAAATTAGAAGAATTTGATATGTATACTTTTGATACTGAAATATTACTTAATAAAAATATGCTTGAAAGTGGTTTTACTGTAGGTGGTAGAATGAATTACAATAATGAAATATTACTGAAATATTATAAAATTGAATACAATGATAAAAAAGTAATAGAGAAAAATATAATATTTCAATACGAAACAAAAGATGGTGTAATTTATGTACTTAAAAATATTTCAAAAGAATTAATAACAAGAGAGATGGAGAAAGTAGAGGTTGATAATATATGAAAAAATTAATTTTATTAGGTTTATTTATATCAGTATTAAGTATGGCAGATATACAGTATAATGGTAGAGTTGTTAATGGAGAATGTAGATTTTCATTAACTAAAAGAGAAAAAATAATAGACAGATATATCTTAGATAAGGTATATGAGAATGATTTATTAGGGAGTGCTAGTGATGATTTTGAAATAACTTTTTGGTGGAGAAATAAAAATACTAAAAAGAAATATAGTGAAAAAATAAAATTTTGTAGATATTAATTAGGTATAATTATGAAAAATTTAAAAGTTATTATAGCAGGAAGTAGAGATTTTAATGATTATATTAAATTAAAGAATATTTTAGACAAGTTTAATTTATTAATTAAAAATAAAGGATATGAAATTACTCAAATAATAAGTGGAACTTGCAAAGGTGCAGACTTATTAGGAGAAAGATATGCAAAAGAAAATAATATAGATATAGTTAGATTTCCTGCTAAATGGGATACATATGGTAAGAAAGCAGGTTATTTAAGAAATTTAGAAATGGGAGAATATGGGGATATATTGATAGCTTTTCCTGTTGGAGAAAGTAAAGGAACTTATAATATGGTAGATATAATGAAAAAATTAAATAAGAAATATTTTATAATAAAATAGTTGACATATTTATTGTAATATGATATTATAATTATAGAACTTTGGTAAATATTAAAAGAAGGAGGTATAATGGCTAAAAGTTTAGGAGAGCAGTATTTAGAAGAAAAGGAAAAATTAGAAAACAGTACAGAAAAATCATTAAAGATTATAGACAATATTTCAGATTTGAAAAAAGAAATAAAAAAATATAATAACAATGAAAAATCTGATTTCAATAATGTTGTCTGGAGTAAAATTATAAAAGATAAAGATTTTACTGAAGATTTAATGACAATGTTTCAAGTACAAGCTCAAAATTACTATGAAGATTATGTAAAATCTCATAAAGTAAGTGATGAGTTTTTAAGAAAAATGTATTATGAATTTTTAGGACACTTTAACTTATCTTGGTTAAGTGATAAGGATAGAAAGAGAGTGTTTCCTGAAGTAGAGTAAGTTTGGGGTAAGAGATACTAGGAGCATAGATTGATAAAGAATTTATGCTCCAATAAAAATAGGAGTTGATAATATGTGTAATATAGTTAATTCTAAACTAAATGATTTACTTTTAAGATACTATAAGTTATCTAATGAATACAGAAAATTAAATGAACAGATAGAAATACAAAGAAATAATGATGTATTGAATAGATTAAATTCTAAAATATTAGATACAATTACAGAAATGAAAACAATACAGAATGAGTTAGATAGAAGAGGAATTAAAGATTATAAGAAAATATTTGTTTAAAGGAGTTGAAATTAATGAAAAGTGTTTATATGTATTTAATTTATTTTGCAACATTAATAATAAATCAATCAGAAAATTTTAAAACTGACAATAAAATAAAATTTGGAGTTTATTTATTGTATTTAATAATAATAATTATTTTTGTAGAGAAAGTTTATAGAATTATTGAAAAAGAAAAATTAAAAGAGAAATAATTTAGTGAGGTGTAATATGAGTAAATATTTGAAAGATGATTGGGGAGATAAATTCATAGGTAGTAATGATACTTTTTATCTTGTTAATTATGATATAGTACATTCAGATTATATAACTGAAATACCTACTACACTCTATCAAGATAGTGATGGAAATTATATAGATAAAGATGAGATAGTTAAATTTTATAGTATTGAAGAGTATATAAATTATTTAAAACAAGGTATAGAATATTATAAAGATAAAATAGAAATATACAAAGAATTAAATTATATTAATATTTTAAATGTATATAGAAATAATTTAAAAACTTATGAAAAACTATTAAACAACATAGAAGAGGTAGAATAAATGAAAAAATTTATAGAAGATGATTTAGGGTTTAATATAATAAAGGAGGATGAAAGTTTTTATACGATAGATGGAGAAGAAATTGTATCTAAAAATTCTTTATTCTTAAATAAAGATGGAAAATATGTAGACAGTACAGGTCGAGAATTTTCTAAAGATAGGATAAATTATTATACTAATATAGAAAATTTTAGACAGTGTATAATATCAGATATAGAATATAATGTAGAATTATTAAAAATTGCTATACAATATAAAATATATCATGATAGAATAGTATTTATCAATAAATTAGAAAAATTATATAATATGTTAAATAGAATTAAGGAGGCAGATAATGATTAAAAATATAAAAGATTATTGGACAGGAGAAGATATAGACTTAGATAAATCCTTTTATCTAGTAAATACTGATTTAGTTAGTTGTAATAATTTAAAAAAAGAAGAGATTATTATTTATTATGATACTGATGGTAATAAGTATGATGAGGAAGATGTAGAAGAGTTTAATAATGTTGAGGATTTAGTAATATTTCTTGAAGATAAAATAATTTCATATGAATATTTAATAGAAGACTTAATAAATAATAAATGTGTCAAAACAGCTAGGAGATATAAAGATATTAAAAAAGGTTATGAGGATATTTTAAAAAGATTAAATAAACTAAAAATAGAAGGAAGTGTTGAATAATGGCAAGGAAAATATTAGGAGTTAGGTCAATATCAGGAGAAGTATTTTTTGGTAGTGTTAATGATAAAGGTATAATAAGTAAGAATGTACATAGAATTAAAAAAGCAGAATTTGAGAACTGTATGTTAGAATTTATATATCATAATAAAGATATTTATAATAAAAATAATTTTTTAGTAGATTTGTATGGTAAAAAGTATAAATTACAAATAAGATTAGAAGAAGTGAGGGATGAAAATGACTAAAGAAACAGTATTAGAGATAAAATTTCACCCTGTATTTGATAAGTGGGGATGGAGGGTTGTAAAACAGAACGAAGACATTTTAAAAAGAGGTATATTTGAAGATAAAAATATAGGTGTTTCTTCAATTAGTTACCCAAATTATAACTATTCTGATTGTTTATTAAATATAAGAGGATATGATAAAGAGAAAGATAATTTAATAAATATATGTACAGATGATGAGAAAAGAGAGATTGAGGTAAAAGTAAGAAATATTAATAATAAATATGGTACTTTAAAAAGATGGAGAGCTAATCATGGTAATAGTTATTTTTTTGTAGATAGTACATTTGATGTATTAGAAGAGAAAGATATTGATTGGAAATTAGATAATAATAGATATGATATAGGTAATTACTTTGAAACAGAGAAAGAGGCTATAGAATATGCAAAGTATATGAAACAATATAGTTTAGAATGGCACGAAAATAAGGAGGATGATAATTATGAATAAAGAAGATGTGTTGATAGTAGAATTTAAACCTATATTTCATAAATGGGGAATGAAAATAATTTATCAAAACTTTAATATACTTATAAGAGGTATATTTAAAGATGAAGACTTGAAAGTTTATTCTTCCAATTCTCCAGATTATGATAATAATAGTAAGGTTTTATTTGTTAAAGGTTTAAATGAAGATAAAGATGAAAATATTATACTTTTATCTGAAGAAGATAAATTAGAAGTTGAAGAGAAAATAAAATTATTTAATGAAAAATATTATACCTTTAGATTACCTAGAGAAAGTAATGGAAGTGAATATTATTTTATTTCATCACAATTTGAAGTAGGTAAAAGTAATGAAATTTACCACGAAATAGATGATGAAAGACATAATGTAGGAAATTACTTTTTCTCGGAAGAAGAAGCTATGGAATGTTTGAAATATCTTAAAAAATGTTTAATTAATTGGCATAGAGAAAGATGTGAAGATTAATGAATAGGAGGAAGTAATTATGGATAGCTTAGAACTATTTAAAGTAAAAATAAAAAGTATTAGATATTATTTAGATGTTATTGAAGATATACTAAATGAAGAGAAAGATGAGAATACTTTAGAAGAATTATCAGTTATATTAGATAATTTTAATGAAGAAATGTGTAAGTTTATTTAATAAGGAGATATTATGTTTGATATAAAGACATTTAAAGATTATTTTGAGTTTTTTGAATGTTTAGATTATGAAAATAATGGGAATTTTAAAAAATATAAAAAAGAATATTTTGAAAATAAATATGTTAGTAAATTATCAGAGTATTCTAATAGTATAAAAAAGGAAGTATATATAGAAAGATATCTTGATTGTTATGTTATAAATGTAAATATATTAGAAAATAACATAAAAATTGAATATATAGTAAATATAGAAAATTGCGATATTAAAAATAAACTTTCTATAATGAATAATACAGAATATGATAACTGCTATAATGCTTTTAAATCTTTTAACAATATGTTTAGGATATTTTTAGAATATTGTAACAGAGATATTGATAAAATATTGAATGAAAGACTTAAAACATTAGAAGTAAAATTATTAGAAGATAAGTATAAATTAAAAAATATTAATTATAACAAAACTAAAGATTGTATTTTATTAAATATGGATAGTTTTTCTTTAATTATATATAATATTAGAAATAATATATTTATGAATGTACCAATATTATATGAAATTATAAAAGATAGTGATAATGTTAATAATTATGATATAGATAGTGTATTAAAAATTATAAACATAGTTAGAATTAATTTATTATTTCAGTTTAATTTAAATTAAATAGAGGAGAGATGTAATGGAAAAATATAAATTTAGATTATGGGATAGTGAACATAATAAATTTTTAGAAGATGATTTAGATACAGAATATTTTATTAATACATATGGTACAGTATATAAAATAACTGAATATAACTTTGGAAGATATAATTCAGAAATTTCTGTATCTTCATTAGATAATATAGAAATATCTCAATATACAGGTCAATTAGATGAATATAAAAATAAAATATATGAAGGAGATATTATTATAGATTGTTCAGAAGATGGAGATTATTATTTGAAATTAATAGGTTTTGGAGATGATGAAAGAGAATATACCTCAATAGTAAAAGGTTTTAAAGTTATGAAAGATATATCTTTAGACTTTTATTATGATGAGAGTGAGAAAGTATGCAAAGGTAAACATTCTTATTTAATAGAGGAGTATAATATTAAAATAGATAATGATTTTTTTGAAAATTGGATAGGTTATCAAGTAATAGGTAATAAATATGAAAATGAAAAATTATATAATTTAATAATGAACGGAGAATAATATGAAAAAATTGTTGTTAAGTTTAATAATGTGTATATCTTTAATAAGTCAAGGTAAAGTTGTAAAACAATACAATGGACTTATTATAAAGGGAAAATGTAAGTTTGATATGCAAGTAAGAAGTAATATTGTTGGTAATTTTCTAAGAGATTATATAGAAAACGATAGATATAAGGTTAATGGTATTCAAAGTGATGATTATGAAGTTAAACTTTATATGTATGATAAAAAACAAGGTTTAAATATAACAAGGTCTGTAAGATTTTGTTATTTACCTAAATAAATTAACCAAATTTTAATTTGACATCACAAAAACAATATGTTATAATAACAATATAAATGAGGAGAGTGGTAATCATTCCCAATCTCAAAAATACAGATGGA